CCACAGCAAAAGAGTTCACTGGTGATAATACGGAAAATACAGAATTGGTTGTTGAAACATGGCCGTTCTTGGGCGTAGCATCAGATGCTAAAGCAGTTGATGGCGCGAACATTTATTATTCTGATGTTATCAATGAAAATTCTAATTGGATTTATATTCCATCTGCAATTACTAATATAGCCACTCTTACAGCTACCACTGGTACATTTACTCTTAGTGGAGGTTCCGATGGAAGTGCTACACGCGATAATGGCTCTATTACGACTGCGATCGATCTTATCTCTGATCCAGAAACTGAAGATGTTAATCTTATCTTCACAGAAACAGATACAGATGGTAATACCACTCTTGGTAACTACATCCTTGCTACAGCAACTGCTAGAAAAGATTGTGTAGCATTTGTTTCTCCTGCTATTGATGATACAAAGGGTAAATCTGGTTCAGCTGCATTGGATAATGTAAATGGATACAAGAATTCCTTAGGTGCACCAGATTCTTATGGCGTAATCGGTTCAACATCATTGTATGTCTATGACAAATATAATGATGGCTTCATTTATATTGGATCACAAGGCCATCTTGCAGGTCTTTGCGCTAATACTGATGGAGTAGCTGATCCTTGGTTCTCTCCAGCAGGATTCAATCGTGGACAATTAAGAAATGTAGCTAAGGTTGCTTTCAATCCGACTAAAGCACAAAGAGATTCGCTTTACAAGAATGGAATCAATCCAATTGTTGCTTTCCCTGGTCAAGGTATTGTCCTTTTCGGTGATAAAACTCTTCAATCTAAGCCTTCTGCCTTTGACAGAATCAATGTAAGAAGACTTTTTGTTACTCTTGAAAAAGCTATTGCCACTGCCGCTAAGTTCCAACTCTTCGAATTGAATGATGAGTTTACACGGGCTACTTTCAGAAATGCTGTTGAGCCTTTCTTGAGAGATGTACAAGGACGAAGAGGTATCTATGATTTCTTAGTTGTTTGTGATGAAACAAACAATACTGGAGAAGTTGTTGATACTAATCGATTTGTTGCTGATATCTTTATCAAGCCTGCTCGTTCTATTAACTTCATTTCATTGAACTTCATCGCCACAAGAACTGGTGTTGATTTCGCTGAAATTGTTGGTTTATCTAACGGTTAATTATATAAATAAAAGAAAGGATAAACTAATATGAGTTTAAAAATAGATGACTTAAAAGCAAGGCTATCAGGTGGAGGTGCTCGCGCTAATCTATTTGAGGCAACGATTAACTTTCCAGGTTATGCTGGAGGAGATAGTAGAACAACTTCATTCCTTTGTAAAGCAGCTCAGCTTCCTTCGTCAGTAGTTGGTCAGATTGATGTTCCATTCCGTGGTCGTCAGTTGAAGATTGCTGGTGATAGAACATTTGAAAACTGGACTGTTACTATTATTAATGAAGATGGCTTCCAAATTCGAAATGCATTCGAACGTTGGATGAACGGAATTAATGAACATAGAAATGGAACTGGTATCTTAAATCCAGCTGACTATCAATCTGATTTGATTATTAATCAGTTGAATCGTCAAGAAGAAGTTATCAAGTCGATCGTTTTAAAAGGTGCATTCCCCGTGAATGTAGCAGCAATCGATCTATCTTATGACACAACAGATACTGTTGAAGAGTATACTGTTGAGTTTGCTTACCAATATTGGGAAGCAGCTGGAGTAACTAGTTAATTAATAGGATAACATTTAAACATACGGGCCTCTCTTTAGGGGCCCGTATTTATTTGTATAAATAACATTATGGCAGCTATTTCTTATGAAAACTTATTCGGGGCCGATTTAGCAAAAAGGGTCGGCTCATTAGATGATAAACTAGACGTTAAATATAAATCATTTGCGCCTAGACGTGATCCAGAAGGTTCAACTTCCGTTTCTGTTGGGGGATATTATGGGCAATATGTTGATATTGACGGAACATCAGCTTCGTCCGATCACGAATTAATTAAAAAGTATAGAGAAGCCGCGGCACAACCTGAGTGTGAACACGCGATTAATGATATCGTTGATGCCGCAATTGTTTCTGATGATACATCTACTCCTGTTGAATTGAATATGCAGGATTTAGATATGCCCAATTCGATCAAGAAGCAGATTTTAGAAGAATTTACTAAAGTTTGTACATTATATAAATTTAATCGGAGAGGTGCAGACATTTTCAAAGAATGGTATATCGATGGAAGATTATATTTTCATATCATTGTAAATGAAGGGAGTTTAAACAAAGGAATTCGAGAACTCAGACAGATCAACCCTCTTCATTTAAGAAAAGTAAAAGAAATTAAAAAGGTACTTGATCCAAAAACGAAGATTAAGATACCAAAGGTAGTTGCTGAATATTACATTTATTCCGAAGAAACAGTTAATCAAGGGAATTCATTGATTAGTGGAGGAGGTACTGCTGATTATCAGTCATCTGGTATTAAAATTGCGAAAGATGCTATCATTTCGTGTACTTCTGGTATTTTTGATTCTTCGAATGAGAAAGTAATTTCTCACTTGCATAAAGCAATGAAGCTTGTGAATCAGCTTCGAATGATGGAAGATGCCTTGGTCATTTATCGTCTATCTCGAGCGCCTGAAAGAAGAATTTTCTATATTGATGTTGGTAATCTTCCAAAGGGTAAGGCAGAAGAATATGTTCAATCCGTGATGGCCAAGTATAGAAATAAGCTTGTATATGATTCTTCTACTGGCGATATTAAGGATGATACTAGACATATGTCGATGCTCGAAGATTTCTATATGCCAAGACGAGAAGGCGGGAGAGGTACCGAGATCACAACGCTTCCTGGTGGAGAGAATCTCGGTCAGATCGAAGACGTTATTTTCTTTCAAAAGAAACTTTATAAAGCACTCAATGTGCCTATCTCAAGATTAGATCCAGAAACAAATTTTGCATTCGGACGAGCTACAGAAGTATCTCGTGATGAGGTGAAATTCCAGAAGTTCATCAATAGATTAAGAAAAAGTTTCTCTTTCTTACTACTTGATGCACTAAGAACACAATTGATTCTTAAAGGCATTATTAAACAAGCTGAATGGAATGAAATTGAAGATTCCATTTCTATTGATTATGTCGAAGATAATTATTTCTCTGAGTTAAAAGAGTTTGAAATTATCCGAGAAAGAATCGAAATTTTGAATACTATCAGTGAATTTGTTGGAAAATATTATTCCGAAAAATGGGTTCGAAACAATATTCTTCGTCAGACCGATGAAGATATTGAAAGAATCGATAAAGAAATCGAGGAAGAACCTTCTGACGACGATATGGAAGAATAAAAATCTAAAAACATCAATTATTATAAATACTACTACTTATGAAAAACACAGAAAAACTTTTTAAAGACCTCGTTAATGGAGATGAGGCATCAGCACTTGAATCATTCAAAGGTGCGATTCAAGACAAATTCGATCAGGCGATGGCTGTAAGGAAAGTAGCTGTTTCCTCTGAAATCTTTAATCAGGCTATGGTTGAAGAATCCTCTGATCTATCAGAAGCAAAGCTTGAAGAGCCAGAATCTAAAAAGGATTTAGTTGATTTGCTTAAGAAAGCGAAGCAGGTTCGGGGAGTAACAGATGATGAATACATGTCATGGTACGGTAATATGGACGATAAATTGTTTTCCGAGTGGGATAAGATGGTGAAGAAAGATATGAATTATAAGAAAGCATATAAGCTTGGTTATGATGGTGGATCTGACAAAAACCCTCATAAGTCTGGAACACTTGCTGCAGCTATTTGGGCTGATCAATATGCAGCTGGGGCAATGGACGCATAAAATTTATGAAATTAATCACAGAACATTTAGATTCAAACCTTAGTTTCATCACAGAAGCTGATGATAAAGGAAACAAGAACACCTTTATTGAAGGTGTCTTTATGCAAGCGGAAAAACAAAACCGCAATAATAGAATTTATCCAAAGTCTGTCCTAGAGGCAGCATGTAACAAATACATTAAGGAACAAGTTGAAACGGGTCGTGCTGTTGGTGAATTGAATCACCCAGAAGGCCCCACAATCAATCTTGATAAAGTTTCACACAGAATTACTGACCTTAAATGGGAAGGTAATAATGTTGTTGGAAAGGCACTCATTCTGAATACACCGATGGGTAATATCGTGAAAGGACTTATGGAAGGTGGATGTAAGTTGGGTGTCTCAAGTCGTGGTATGGGAACAGTTGAAAATAAGAATAGCAAATCTTATGTGAAGGGTGATTTTATGCTCTCCACTGTAGATATTGTGCAAGATCCGTCCGCACCAGAAGCATTCGTTAACGGAATTATGGAAGGTGTAGAATGGATTTATGAGAATGGTATTCTTAAACCTCAACAGATTGAAGAATATGAGACTGAAATTAAAAAGGCATCAAGTTCTGAACTTGCAGAAGCGCAGAAGAGAGTCTTTAGTGATTTCCTCTCCAAACTCTAATCATTAATAGAAATAAAGCTATGTCAGAAGAAACACAAGAAGTAGAAGACATCATTGAAGATGTCACTGAAGAACAGCTTACTGCTAATGAAGAGCTTGAACAGGATTTACCTGAAGAAGTCTCTGAAGAAGCTGAAGCTGAAGCTTCTTTTGATGATTCTATCAAGTCGATTCTCCTTGGTGAAAAGAAAGCCGTAAAGAAGGAAGAAGACGAAGAGGAGTCTGAAGAAGAAGAAGATGAAGAAGAAGAGATGGAAGAATCTACTGAAGCTGAATCTGAATCTGAAGAAGTAACTGAAGCTAAGTCCTCCAAGAAGGAGTCTGAAGAAGACGAAGAGGAAGAAGAAGAAGAAGTTGAAGAAGAAGAAGACGAAGACGAAGAAGAAGCTATGGAATCCAAGAAAAAGGTTTCTGAAGCACTTGATCTTCTTATCTCTAATGAAGCCACTCTTAGTGAAGACTTCAAATCCGAAGCTGCAACTCTTTTTGAAGC